GCCATCTCATCGTCAGTCTCAGGCAACTCATTAGGATCCATCATAAATGGATCAGCACCTGTCTTCTCTTGGATAGTCATAAGGATATCCTTAGCGGCCATCTGCCCTTCAAGCATATCTTGATACTTACTTCTCTTAGCCTGAGACATAGCGTCTTGTGAATAGGCCTTCACCTTAAATAGGCGGTCAGACATTCCGTTAACAACGATATCAACAAACTTAGGTATAATAGGAACAGGAGTCCAATCCAAGTTCAAGTAAGAAAGATCCCCGTCAATAGCAAGCTCATTCTTATACTTACCTATAGGCTGCTCACCACGAGCATATAGTCTTAGTCTGTGGAAATCTCTCCATTGACCATAGTATCTACACTTGTTTCCGTCTTTGCGGAACCACTCGTATTGAATGGCTTGACCTACTTGCAACCCAAATTCAAGCGTAGCTTTTTCAGCATCCGGCATAAATTGATTTGGGAATGCGGTAGAGGATATATTAATTACTACGTCTTTCATCTAATTAATTCACTTGTAGTTCCTTTGTTACTGTATTTAGCAAAGTTAACACTAATTTTCTTTTCTTTTTTCTCTGCTATATAAAGATGTTTTTGGTTTGCCATAATGGCTAACCCCGAACTAATAGAGGCGTCAAACTTTGTTCTGTTGTTAATATCAAACTTAGCCCAATCTTCAAGAGTCCTTATAAATGGCATAGTGCCTATATCGTCACAAGGTCTGTATGTACCTAATGTATCCATCCCTATAAACTTTTCTATATAAGACTCAATAGCAGAGGCATGAGCCTGCTTAATATCTTCAGATGAGTTAGGTATACCACCCAACTCTCTTTCTGTTGCTGATAACTTAGCAAAGACCTTGTCAGGTCTATTCATACAGAACCCTCTATACCCCCTGTTCTTAAAGTGGTATAATAAACGAGGCTTATTATTTTCAGCTAAGATAGGCATACCATAAAACACACACGCCATAAGTACATCTTCAAAGAATATCTCAGCAGTCTGAGGACGTGCTATATATTCTAAGAAGAACTCATTGACAGGAGCCTCATCCATATGGTACTTAGTCATACCATGAAGAGCCCCATTAGAACCACGCCCATCTACAACAGCCGAGATGTCATACGAGTCACAACCAAAAGAACCGATATGTTCATTACCCGCATATTTAATTCCATTGCGTAGATGAACATTATTTTGAAGTACTTTTTTTGGCATCCAACTAACTAAGAAACGTCCATTTTTATCAGGACTAAATATAACCTTAGTATCTTTAATACCATCTTGCCACATAAATGACCCACGAGTTGTTATATGTTCTTTAATAAGTGTATCATTGTAGTCAATCTGTTGGTATATCTTAGTTAGATTAAACAAAGACTGCTTACTCTCATCTCTAAAAGCGTGAGACTCAGTACGTGGGTACTGTCTATAAAATTCATTGAGACCATCGGCATCGTTTTTTAATCCATCTACCTCAGCCTCCCAAAAGTCAATAGCTCCATTACTGATCCAATTACCATCTACTCCTCTTACCCTACTCTCAGGTTTGCGGAACACAGGCATGCCGTGTATGTCAATAAACCCTTCCATGTTCCACTCCATAGGAATAAACAAGGCGTATAGCCCACTCTTAGTCTGACCGTTAGCGTTGCGTGTAGATACACGAGAGTCCTCATAAATATCTTTGAAGTTCTGACCTCCCTTAGCTAATGCATTAGAGGTAGACCCCATCATACACTTGCCAATAATCTTACTACCCAAACGAAGACAGGTCTTTGTTACTCGCCAATTCTCCTTGATGTTATTTGGCTTAGTCCACTTACCACTCTCATCATGTACGAGTAGCTTTAGCTTCTCTCCGTCATAGGAGTTGTCTTCCGTATTCTTCCAATCTATTGTAGTGTCAAGTCCTTCTACTATCTCTTGCGCAGCATTAAACATATTCTTCTTCGTAATCTTCGAAGCCGGAACGCGATACGCCAATTCAGTCTTTGGCTTATCCATTCCATCCATAATAGGTTTGAAGAAAAAAGGAAGACGGCTGTTAATAGGAACAACCTTATCAGTAAACATTTTTTTAGCATCGGATCCCGTCTTTGATAATATACCAACCCTTGCATCTTTAACAAGAGTTCCCACATTGATGCACTCAGAGGACGACATAAACGAGAATCCCGAACGACGTATCTTAAGATAGTCCATACCAAAGCATCTGCTATCTGCTCTGCACGCCTCCCAAAAAATCCAAAAGATTCTATTCGCCTCACGGAAATCGGGATATCCCACGTCAATACTCGCCCACTGAAGATACATCCAATGTGATCCCGTCATATAGGTACTCACGCCGTTGTTCATGAACCAAAATCCTTCTTCACGATAGTCAAACTGCTTCTCAATATAATCTACCCATCTGTTCTTAAAGTCAGTAGGCATCTCATTCCATTGAAAGATAGTTTGAATCTTAGCAAGTGGCTTAGGCAACTCTTCTCTCTCCCAATACTGATCTTCTTTAGCCTCTCTTCTTTTATAACATTCAGTTGGCTTGGCAGGTAGGGCTATGTTTAGTCCCGATATATTTATTACTTGACCTACAGTCCCATCTTTAGATATAACAACCATATCATAATCTCTATCATACCCATATTCCCATGCTGCTTTTGCGTTTTTTTTCGCAAGAGTTTTAGCCGGTATATATTTATCGAGTATTTTATAGAGATTATTTTGATCGTCTTTCTGCAAATCCTTGTTTTGTATCAACCTTACTTGGTCCGTTTTCAATATTATCAAGAGATTCTCTCTCCAATTCTATCCTATTAAGAATCTCGAATGCGTCAAAGATAGCTATTTTCTTTGTCGCTGCTGCGTTTTTTAATCTATCAGCAGCTAACTCATTCACTTCACCATCAGCGTCAACAGTTTTTTGTACAATCTTTTCCTCAGCCACTTCAATAAGATGCTGAACAGCTTTGTATCCTGATTCGATAATTCTTAACTTTAACTCTCTTGTATTATAAATCATAGCTTTATAGTAATTTGATGGTCATATATGCGGTACAGCTTCTCTCCGTCCACATTAAACTCATACTCACTATCAGGGGAAAACACTACATAATCTCCTGCGTTAATACCTTGAGACATAAGATAATCATTAGGATACTTCATCATTCCCATCAACGGTTCTTTAGAAAAAGGTTTGTTGATATAAGACTCGACAGCAGGTATTGGCTTTACAAAACAATATTTATCATAAGCATACCAAGCATCTCCCTTTTTATATAAGAAGAACTGCTCGTTGTCAATTAGAAAAATATCATCTCTGAAAAAACTTCTTCCGCTTTTTCTTCTTCCCTTCATGTCGTTGTAAAACTTAAAGACATTATGGTGAACAAGAAGAGTATCCCCCGGTTCAATAGGACCGGTGTACCAAAGTGGTGTATCAATAACAATAGCCTCACGATTGGAGAACTTATGCTCCTCCTCTGACGTATTAACTACGAACTCTATCCCTGCTATCTCTTTTGTGTTATTGTATCTCTTTCCTTCTTTTGGTCTCGTTATAAAATAAAACGGTGATTTCATTTAGTAGTTGATATTAAATTCAATTGAAGTGGGGATTGTGGAGTTGAACTCCTTCCAAATGAGAATCTCTTTTTTTTCGTTTATGATATAGATCTTAATAGAATCCTTGACGTGGTCATACTTAATACAATTTATTTCGTAACTATCACCAAGCACTTTCTGTCCTACGATGTAGTGCATAGCACCACTCTTGTAGTCAGGCCCCACTGATATCTTACGAATGTCCATTAAACCTGATTAAGCGTAAGAATAATGCTTGGGGTAGCAGGATGAACTCCGTTAGCAGCTTCAGTAACCATTGTGATATTGGTAGAGGTGGCAGTCCACATCAATTGAATATAGTCACCTGCGTTGAGCGAAACAAAATAATTCCAAGCGGCCATAACATAAGTGTTATTGCTTTGCAACTGAACCTTTCCATTTGTGTCAGCAATATTTGCAGCAGCTGTTGATCCGTTCTTACGCAACCAAAAATCTACTACCTGTGAACTTCCTGCTGAGTTAGCCAACTGAGCTGAAAACAATAGGTTATATACACCTGTGTTAGCTACCGTAATTCTTGTCAAGTTTGTCCCGTCACTTACAATAGACACTCCATTAGTAGCGGAAGTGTCTGTTGTTCTCAATATCACAGGGACACCTACGTTAGCACCTCCCGTTAATGTTTGGGTGATAATGTCGTAAAACGAACCTTTGTAAAACGAAGATGAAATAACATCAGGCACTAATGAAAGCACATCACCTACAGTAAAGTTCTTTGTAGCGTTATTGTTAGTAGTCTCTGTGCCGATAAGTTTATCGGTAAGTTCTACAGGACTTGCTGAGATGTATGTACTAATTTTAGCCATAGTTATTCTTTCGTTTGTTTGCTGATCTCTCCTGTCTGTATATTGATGACAGCGTCAGCACCGTATTTAGTTATTAATTTCTTCTCGTTCTCCGCAGAGACCTTTCTGATCGCATCGATATCGTTAAGGACATCGTGCTTTCTTAACTCTAAATCACCAAGAGCATTCTTAGCGTTAGTGTAGTCTTTGCTCATTGATTGGAGTAATTCTAACTCCTCTTTTAAAAGTACTGTTGCTTCCATTTGATTAGATTTATTTTTACAAATATAGTTAATTTATATTCTTCTTCATCGCACTACCAAAATAATAACCGAAGATAGATAGTACCACACCCTCAGAGATTCCAATAAGGTGAATCCATATCTCTTTGTTGTTATCAGGTATCTGAAGAAAGGCGATGGCGTATACGATAAAGCAGAACACCGACAAACCAATAAGACCTGTCAGGGTAAACATGAAATCATTACTTCCCAACTTAGACATTTCCACCTCGCGGCTACGTGCCGACTCTCTATCTCTTACCTCCGTCTCGTACATCTGAGCAAGGTCCTCCGTGAGAAGTTCCTTCTCCTCGGGGGTGAACTTATCTGATATATTGATGAGGTTCTTGACTATGCCAAGTACTCCCGCATCGGGGAGCAAGTCTCCAACGGTATCGAGTATCTCAGGTGCTTTATCTTTAATAAAGATACCGACCTTAGTCTCTTTGAATTTCTTCTTGTCCTTTCTCTTAAACCTCGAAAGGAATGTATTTTGTTCTTCCATTTGATTTGATTGCTTTTAGTGCGTTCTTACGATTACCTTTAGTTGAGAATGATACGTGTATCCAATCGGGTTGCTTGTCATTTCCAAACTCCCAAATGATTTGGTCATAGTCAAGATTCTCTCTGATCCAATGAAAAGCCTCAGCACACTTCTCCTTGAGGTCAATATCAACTGCCTGACCGAACTTATGCTGACTTGATTTGGCTCCGCCTATGAGGCTGTTTAGTACCTCAGAGCGGTATCCTGAACTAATCTTGATAGAGCTGCCGATATGAGCACGTAGTGGCTCAAGAACTTTCTCGCATAAAGCGGTAAGGTTCCTGATTGCCTGAGCGTTAGGCGTGTTGTCGATTCCCTTCTTGATAGCCGTTGGGCTGAAGGTCATCTCAGATAAGGTAAAGTGTTTTGATAGGTTCATCGTCCTTGAGATCTATATTGTTTCTTGTAGTTTTTGCTTGACTTCAATCTTGAGGTCTGAGTCTTAGAATGCACACCCGGTCTTGCGACTTTAGGTTTAACAAGTTTAGTTGGGTTACTTTGAATCTTTGCCATCTATTCTATTTAATTTTTTCATGTAATATAATATAGCAAAAAGCCCGGTGACAATAGCTATCAATCCGGACATCGCTGATATAATTGGTTGAAACTCAGTAGCCTTAGCAGCTATTGCCGTGACTACTGAGGTCGATGCGCCTGCCGCGGCTATTGAGTCTTGCAATTCGGTAGGTGTTCTCATTCTGTTATCGATGGATATAGTGGGGTTACAACTTCAAATTCTGTAGGTGTCCCAAGAATAGGAAGTAAAGAATCATTGTAAACAATATACCAAAATTGAGGTGTGTTCAATTCTGCAAATTGATAGTCAACCCAATTCTGTGTTATATCATCGGGAGTAACAGGGATGCCGTAGTAAGCATCACACGATTCTCTAGCGTTGATTGCTTCTTGTTCGGTTGCGTATTGGTAGCCGTTAATAGATTGCATAGTATGTGTTTATGTTTAATTCTGCTCCGTCAAGATCTGCTTGAGAAAATACACTTGTATAAACTACAATTTCTTGAATATCTCCTAAAAAACAACCATTTTGAGATCCATCAAAAGAACCAATGTATCTTGGAGAAGTAGATAGCCCTGCAGGGGCAGATCCGTAAGCTGTAAGGGTTTGATTTACGCCATTAATTGCAATTATTGTATTACCATTTGTTTTATGTGTTGACCAATTCTGCCACTGAAAGGTAGCAAGATATTGTGTATTGATATTTTGTAGCCCACTCGTAGACATACCCCCCGGTGCGTAAACATCAGTAGACGCTTGGGTGTTAGTATTTGGGAATTGTTGCCATTGTATTCCTGCTGCTTGATTTCCACTTCCTCCACCTTGTGAAATTATAGAACCATATTGACTTCCTGCATTATTTCGATTTCTTGAAGTATGAAACAATGTAGAATTTCCTGTATATGTCCATAGAGAGGTTGGGTAACTAAGTAATTGTGAACTTCCATTTGTGAACTGCAAGCACGGTTTAGAGTTTACATTTATTACCACACCACTACTAACTATTTGTGGTTGATTTGAAGCTGTTGTTTGTGTTGCGTTATTACTATTACCACTTTGGTCATACCAAGTTGTCACAAATCCATTACCTGCACCACAAAAAGAAGTAAGTGCAGTTGTATTAAGACCTCCAAGTGCAATAAATCCAATATCTTGCTCTGCATTGTCACTTGCCCTTCTTACACGAATAGCACTACCTGTATAATCACCTCGTAATAAACGAAGTGAATAGGCGGCAGCTGCATTTGGGTATATATCTAATAATCCCTGACTTATTACTATATTACCAATTGTTCCTAAATTAGTAGGAACTTGGCCTGCAAATGTTTTGTCGCTAAAGCCACGAAATAATCCAAAGTTAGGCATTAGTAATCTCCTTTAATTGCAAACACATTTACTCCTGCCGCTGTTGCAACAGTAATTCCAACCTTCACCACTTGACCTGCTTTAAGTTGTAAATCGGAATAAGTATTAACTTGTCGTTGTGATGTTGCTGTTGTTGAAGGTGTTATTGCAGGCAAAGCCATCTCATCAAACAACTTGAAGTTAGCACCTGCGGTATCACTTATAAAGATAAGTACCAAAGTCGCGGCATTTGTTCCTGCTACCTTTGCTCCTATCTGCGTTATTTTAGTTCCGTTGGTTGCTGCTGTCAGTAGCGTTACGGTGTTACCCATCGTTGCTCCTGTACGGTCTGTTGTTGCAGCCGTTACCGTAGCGAAAGACGTTTCAGGAACGAGTGCGAAAATGGGTTGAAAGTTAGCAGGCATTGTTTAGTAATTGTAAAACAAATATAGTGAATTCCCTGCGCTTGTTGTCTCTACTGTGAATGTTCTATTAGCTGATAAGTCTTGTGTCGTTCCGTTAATCGTTAGCGTGCGAGCGGCAGGTACTTTTGAATTGAACGTAGCCCAATCGGCTGAAGTTAAATAACCGTTTACCAAACTAGTTGCCGCAGGAATACTTATCGTAGGCGTTGCGCCACCCGAAGAGACAATAGGAGCAGTACCCGCTACTGACGTTACGCCACCCGCTACCGCCAAATCTCCACTACCTAAAATAGAACTTCCGTTGATTGTCTTGATGTTTGTCCCACTAACAAGATTATCCTGCTTTGCATTAAACGTAGTCCAATCTGCAAAAGTTAGATAGCCGTTTACGTTCCTACGTTTTATGGGTTGAGACATTTGTTTGTTTAGATATATTTAGCTTTTAAAGTTAAATAGGTTTCGTAATATTCATCCCATCCTTCTGCCCACATAGATTGGTCTACGTAGTCTTTAACTTTCAGAACACTTTGATAAATAAATTCGTAGTCAACGCTTGGGTCTAAACTGTTATCAATTCCTTGTATAATAGCTACTGAACTTTCGTAATACTCTGCAATCAAATCATCGTAATACACATCACCTCTGTAATGCTCTCTCAATGCTCTCATTGCCGTTAACTCAGGTCCATCATCTAACAATCCTTTAAACTGAACCGTTGCTGTTGTCAAGTAACAACCCGACAAAGTGCTTGTAAATGTATCTATCACTGTACCTCCATTATTACTAAAATTATTTATGCTAAATGTTATAGTACCCGTTGACGGAAAGGGAGGACCACTTGCACTTATATTAAAATACATAGTATTACCTATATTAACATCGACTACCATATAGTCTCCAAAATACATAAAAGCTACAGAGCTTCCGCCACCGGTTTGTTTATAGGTAATTGCATCTGCGGCTGTAATATATGCTTTTAGCGCAGTTGCAGAGCCATTTAAATAAACAGATGCAATCCAATCTTTATTTCCATCACTAGTACCATATATATATAAAGTACCACTTTTGGTAAAAGTAACAGTGTTTGATGTATAGGGATTTACAGTAGTATCTGTGAAATTAAAATCCCCGGGAACAAAAGGAATAGGAGCTGCCCAACCACTTGTATTAATTACATTATTAATACTTGCTTTTGGTTTCCCTATAATACTAGAAACAACACTTATGTCTTTATTTATAATCTGTACTCCCATACTATGCTAGCGTTACCCAAGTTGGATCGGGGGTTAAATAAATTGTGTTTGTTAAACTTGTTTTGTAACCCACAACTCTAACTACTTGAGTTGTTGCAGAAGGTGCTGTTTCTGTCATGGCACCGGCTGTTGTTGCTATATAAATTACTGAACCTGTTGTTTGAGTATATCCTGCATTCACTGCATATCCTCGAACCAACAAACCATCTACTGTCGGTGATGCTCCAACGGCTATACCTAACATACCTGTACTACTAGCTGCGGCAGTAGCGTTTGCAAGTGTCCATACACCTGATGCGTTAAGATAATATAATTGCCCTGCTGTCAGTGTTCCTGTTCCGAATTTTACTATTTCACCATTGTATGCAGGAGCAGCAGATGGCGAAAATATTAATGAACCCGTTGTTAGTTGTGTTAAACTAAGTGTACTCGGAGTCGTATATTGTGGAACGTTTAAGGTAGCACCTACCAAAGTAGCTGCGCCACTTGTTCCCGTTGTGGTTAAAGTCAACGCTGCCTGCTTATTGTTAAACGTTGTCCAATCCGTTGAAGTCAAATAACCATTAACAGAAGTAGTAGCCGCCGCCATACTTATGGCAGGTGTAGCTCCTCCTGATGAGGTAACAGGAGCAGTACCTGTTACGGAAGTAACACTACCTACAGCTAAATTACCACTACCGAGAATGGTACTTCCGTTGATAGTCTTGATATTAGTAGCACTTACAAGCGTCGCTTGATATGTTGAGTCTAACGTACTCTTAGGAATGCGAATGTTTAGATTCGTTGACGAATCATAACCAACAATAAACCCTGTCGAGTTTAATGCGCTTGATCCAAAGTCTGAAAATTTAACAGCCATCTTATTCTATTATTATGTTTAATCCGCCTTGAGTAATAATATCAATCCCTAATTCAGAAATAATGTTATTAGAAGAAGTAGAAGAAGGTCTGCCCCCTCCTATATAATTTCCTATGATAATAGCCAATCCGGGATCAGTCATCTTACCAAAGAGCTATGATGTCAGTAGCACTAGTGCCCGTCAAGGCAACCTTAGTTACTTGAACAGGAACAAACTGACCTGCATTAAGACCTACCAAAGTAACAGTGTCACCACCATTAGTAGTAACAGCAACATTACCCGGTCCTCCGATATATAACACACACCCCTGATTACCAATGGTAGTCTGAGCAGATGCCTGATAGACAACATAACTCTTAGCCGTAGCCAAAAAGATGTTAGCGTTTAATACTAATGTAGTCTGATTGGTTACAGACACCACCGTAGCGGCAGTGCCGTCAGTGGTGTTATACACGATATCACCCGTTCTCACGCTGTTGGTTACAAAAGTAGCAGCAGTGTCAACTAATTGACTAGCCACCACAGATGTGTTTACACCCGCCTGAGCAATAGCCGGGAATGGGATCTCAGCGTCGTTAGAAGGTAATACCTTTAATGCGCGATGACCTTGAATAATTGTAGCTGACATAGTCGTTATTGTTTGTAGGGGAATACCCTGTTTAATGTATCTTGTCTTTTTGGGCAGCCACAGTCTTTTCCTGTAGCCTCAGCCACCTTATCAACAACCTTCTT